TCGGGCGAGTGCATCCTTACCTCGTACTCGGTGTCGTCACCCGTCGCGGACGTCGACACGTTCAGCGCGGACTTTCAGGTGACGGCAAACGTGACCCGAGGTACCTTCTGAGTCTTTGACCTGACCAACAACACAAGGAGTGACCACTGTGTCCATCAGGGAAACCATTCAGGCTGCCGACGACGGCAGCGCCACCGCCTACGAGATCCCCGAGTGGGATGTCACGGTCGAAATCCGGTCGATGACAGCCCGGTCGCGTGCCCAGTTCGTTGCCGAGTTGTCGTCAGACGACGGCACCATTTCCGGGCTGACCGACCCTGGCCGAATCGAGCAGATGTGGTGGCATGTCATCAGCCAAACCTGCTTCGACCCGGACAGCGGTGAACTGGCATTCGAGGACGGCGACCAGGAGTGGCTGTTCGAGAAGAACGCCAAGGTCGTCAACGACCTCGCCAACGAGTGCATGACTGCATCCGGGTTGACGGAGGAAGCGCAGGGTGACGCGGGAAAAGATTCCTCGGGTTCGCCGATCGCCGTGGACGGCGAACCCCTGAGCGACGCTTTTACTTCCGGCTAGCGCGTGAACTCGGCATGACGGTCGCGGAACTCCTAGACCGCATGTCGTCTGCCGAGTTGACTGAGTGGGCGGCGTTGTACCGCCTGGAGAATGAGGAAGCCGCCCACCAGCGCAAGGTGGCCGACAGCCGTAGCAGGCGGAGGCGGTAGGCATGGCACTCGTCGGAACCGTCAAGGCGGTCATCACAGCCGACGTCATCGGTCTGAAAAAGGGCTTGACGGAGGCCAACTCGTCGCTGACCCGCTTCTCCGCCAACGCAAAAAAGGCGGGCAAGTCGATGACCATGAAGGTCACCGCTCCGCTGGTCGGCCTGGGGTTCGCCGCCGGGAAGATGGCGTCCGACTTCGAGTTCTCGATGACCCAGATCGAAACCCTGGTGGGTCGCACCACCACCGAGGTGGACCAGTTGACCAAGTCGGTGCTGGCCCTGTCGGGGGAAACCGGCCGGGCACCGAAGGAACTGGCCGACGCGATGTTCTTCATCACGTCCGCCGGTCTGGACGCCGCATCAGCCACGGCAGCGTTGGAGGCGTCAGCGAAGGCGGCAGCGGTCGGCCTGGGCGACACAGCAATCGTTGCCGATGCTGTCACCAACGCGATGAACGGCTACGGCATGGCAGCCGACGGTGCAATGTTCGCCACCGACGTGTTGGCGAAGACGGTGGAGCAGGGCAAGGCGTCGGCGGCGGACCTGGCACCACAGTTCGGTCGTCTGATTCCGATGGCTGCCGAACTGGGTATTTCGTTCGACCAGGTCGGTGGCGGGTTGGCGTTCCTGACCCGTGCATCCGGCGACGCGGCGATGTCGGCCACCCAGTTGGGTGGCGTGATGAAGTCGATTCTGAAGCCGTCGCAGATGGCGAAAAAGGTGATGGAGTCCATCGGCGTCGACCTGCATGAACTGCGGGCGGCGGCATCGACGGACCTGTTGGGTGCTTTGCAGGGGCTTCGTCGGACGTTGGAGGAGAACGGCCTGGAGATGTCCAACGTGTTCGAGGACATCCGTGGCCTGAACGGTGCGTTGCAGTTGACCGGGGTGGCAACCGACCAGGCCCGTGTCGTGTTCGACGAACTCGCCGACTCGACAGGCAAGTTGGACGAAGCGTTTCTGGGGGTCCAAAAAACTGCCCAGTTCAAGATGTCGCAGGCCATGGCTGAGATCAAGGCATCGCTCATCACGTTGGGTGCGGCTGTGCTGCCGGTGGTGGTGCCGATGCTTCGCACGTTGGGGGAGGTCATCAGTACGATCGCTGATGCGTTCGGTCGCCTGTCGCCCCAGGTGCAGACGGTCGCGGTCATATTGGGTGTCATCCTGGCTGCCGCCGGGCCGTTGTTGTGGATGATGGGGTCGTTGACGGCGGCACTTCAGACGCTCGGCATTGTCGCTGCGACGACCACTGTCACGCTGTCGGCCATCCTGGTGCCGTTGCTGGCAATCGTCGCTGTCGGCGCGGTCCTGTTCAGCCTTTGGAACCGTTCGTCGCAGGCTGCCAAGGAATCCAAAGAGGAACAGGAGCAGTTGACGGCGGCGTTCGCCGCTCAGGGTGACGAGGCGACGCTGCTCATCGAGGATCTCGACAAGGTGATTGCCCGGCATGAAGCAGTCACAACGTCTGCCGCCGACGCGACGGCGGTGTTGGGCGACTTCGCTGGGGCGGCGTTGATGATGGGCATGGCGTTGGACCGGGGTGTCGGCCCCGAGTTGGAAGCGTTGGGTGTCGGCGCTGAGCAGTTGTCGGCGGCGATGGAAACCGGCAGCGACGAGTTCCAACGGCTCGAAGCGCAGGCCCGGAACTTGGCGATGACCACCGACCGGATGCTGGTGCAGGGGTTGAGGAACGCCGACGAAGAAATCCGGCATGTCACCGAAGCCCTGGCCGAGCAGTTCGAGAACGGTGACATCACCCGTGCCAAGTTGGTGCAGTTGTTGGATGTCCTGGACGAAACCTCCGACGCCTACGACAACCACCGCGAGGAGTTGGACGCCACCGCGAAGGCGTACATGGACAACGAGGAGAACATGGCGGCGCTCGCCGACATCCTCAGTGTCGAGGTGGTGCAGGCAGCCATCGACGCAGCGAAGTCGACCAAGGACTACCACGGCGAGTTGGCGACACTCCTGACGGCTTCCGACGCGGCGGTTGAGACACTCGAAGACGCGGCGGCGGTAACCGCCACCGCCGACACCAACATGATTCGGTTCGCTCGCAGCACCGGGTCGGCTGCCGATGCGACGCTGACCGCTGAGGAACAGACCGCGTTGCTACGGAACCGGGTAGCGGAACTCAACGCCCTCATCGAAGCGGGCATCGACCCGTTGGAACGCACCGCAATAGCGTTGGAGGAAATGGCGCTCGCTACCGGCGATGCCGATGCGGCGTTGCTGGGATGGATTACCGCCAACGACGCGGCGACCCTGAACACTCTGATGTGGAGAGGCATCGCGGACGACATCGCTGAGGCAGAGGAAGCCACCCGGTTGTGGAGTCTGATGGTCATTCGAGGCGGCGAAGGTGCGCGCGAGTGGGCAGAGCAGACAGAGTTGAACCGGATTGCGTCAGCGCAGGCTGCGGCGCAAGCGTTTGACGACGAACTGCGTATGAGGTCAGTCAGCATGACGATCTACGCCATACGCAGAGACGGCGCGGCGGAGGAAGCAGCGGCGCTGGCGTGGCAGCAGCGGCAAAAGTTGACCATCCTCGACCTCGAACGGATGATCCTCGGTACCCGGCAGGCGTCCGCCGACGAGGCCCGCGACGCCACCAAGAACGTCATCTCGTTGCTGCGTGCCGACCGTCAGGTCCGGCAAACGGAGAAGGCGATCAACGCCCTCCTCGACGAACGTAACGAACTGCTCGGCATCGGCACCGACGACTCCCAGTCGATCGAGCAGATGAAGCAGCAGCAGGAAGCGATCAGTGAGGTTGAGGAAGAACTGCTGAAGATGACCGGCGAGTTGAAGGTCGGTGAACAAACACTGGAGTACCTGACCGAAGCGCAGGCTCGGGCGAACGACATCACCGGCCAGCAGGCGCAGTCGTTGATCGACGCGACGCGTGCCCTGTACGACGCAACCAAGGCTGAGGCGATGGGTTACGGGTCGAAGATCGACCTCATCGCTGCCGGGGAGCGTTTGGCTGAGGTTCAGGATTCGATCTTCACCGGGGCGCAAGAGGTCGAGGATGCCGAAACCCGCCTGAAGGAAATCGACGAGGCGTTGACGACCGCCGCCGAAGACTTGGCGACGCAGGAGATGGCGGTCAACGACGCCCAACGCCTCGTGGCTGAATCCGGCGACTTGGCGTATGCGGCAGCGGAGTCGCTGTCGGCGATGTTCACGACGGTGCTTGGCCCGTCAGCAGTCGGCGTGTCCGACAAAATGAACGAACTGGCCCGCAGTCTGGTCGAGGAAGCCGACAAGGTGTTCCCCGAGTTCGACGCGATGCGGCTCGCGTTGGAGGGCATCACGTTCGGGATGACCGAAGACCAGATCGACGGTTACGTCCGGTCGGTGGCGACGATGATGACCACCGGGCAGATCGCTGCCGGAACCGGCGCGGCAGGGATTCTCACTGAGGTGCAGAGCATCCTGACGGCGGACCCGCCGACGTTGGACATGATCCTGAACAGGCCGTCCACAGCGACGTTGCAGGAAGCCATTGACGAGTTGGACAAGGCGTTCATTGTCGCTGGCCAGGTAGCGTTGCCTGCCCCGGACACCGACGCGATGCTCAACGACGTGCGGGCCGCGTTGGAGAACGCCAACCTGCGGGTCGATGTCGATGTCGTGATGCAAACGGTGGACCCGGACACGGCGGCCACGCTGGCCTGGCTGCAAACACCCGAAGCGGCAGCGTTCCTCGGAATCACCCCGATGGCTTCCGGGGGCATAGTCGACAGCCCCACGTTGGCGCTGATCGGGGAGGCCGGCCCGGAGGCAGTGATCCCGCTCGGTCGGGGCGGCATGGGTGGTGGCACGACCGTCAACGTCAATGTCGCCGGGTCGGTGCTCACGGAAAGCGAAATCGGTGAGATCGTGCAGGAGCAGTTGCTTCGCATCCAGGGCCGCAACCAGACGCTGGAGTTCGCATGAGCCTCGCGACGCTGACTGTCGAGGTGGCGTTCGAGAAGGGGCTGACGGAGACGGCAGCCGACGGGGACTTCACCACCATCTCGACGAACAATCCGGTGGTGCAGTTCCGCATCACCCGCGGCCGTGGACACGAACTTGAGGTCACGCAGGCCGGAACAGCGACCGTGATCTGTCAGAATACCAACGGCTACCTGGACCCGTCGAACGAGTCGAGTCCATCGCCGTACTACGACGGCGGCAACAACGTCCTCCCCGGTCGCCACATCCGCATCAAGGCCCAAGACCCGGAAACGTCGACGACGTATGTCGTGTTCCGAGGGTTCGTCGAGCGGTGGATTCAGAAGTACCCCGGTGAGACGAACCAGCAGACCGTCATCGACTGCGCGGATGCCTTCAAGGCGTTGGCGTTGGCGTTCTGCGACGGCTCGACCGAGGCCGACGACCAGAACTCGGGCACCAGGATCGCCAACCTGTTGGATCAGGCGTCGTGGCCGTCCGGTGCCGGGTACCGGGACATCGACGCGACTGCCGCCAACGAAACCGTGCCCGAGAAAACGTATGCGACGACGGGGGCGGTGATGGCTGCCTGTCAGGCGATCGAGACAGCCGAGATCGGATCGTTTTTCGTGTCCCGCGCCGGGGCGATGACGTTCAAGAACCGAGCCAACAGGATCAGCGAGTTCGCCACCATCTCGGCGACGTTCTCCGACACGTCGACGGCGGACGGTCGCCTCAAGTATTACGGCCTGGACTTCGCCTTCGACGACACCCGCATTTATAACGTGATCAACACGAAGACGGACACGGACCCGGTGACGACCGGCACCCAGCAGACCGACTCCACGTCGCAAACCCG